GATGCTAGCGTCAGCGATGTCAACCGCGTGAACTTTCTCGGCGAGCATCGCGCAATGGAGTGCCTTCGCCTCGCTGATCGATCCAGGCGACACGCGGCGATTGCGGACGCGACCGTCGCGTGTCGCGATGGTCACGATGTAATCGTCTCCGCTCGGAGCGAAGATCGCCATTGCCGAGGCTAGATTCGACATCAGATGCTCCAGGTCAGAACGGGAGCGGAGCCGTCGCCGTTCTCGAAGCTGGCGGTGACGGTCGCATCTCCGCTCTTGTCGCTGTTGAAAGCGAACGAGCTGAACACGACGTTCGACACGATCTGCGCCTTGGCCGTGCCGTCATCGAACAGCTTCAACGTGAGGACTGCGGTGCTGATGGTGCTTGTCGTGGTGACTGATGCTCCCCAGGTAGTCTTGAAGAACAAGATTCCCTGCGCGCTCGTCGTGCTAGTTGAACTGATCGGAGCGTTGGTACTGAGGAGCGGAATGCCGTTCAGCGATCCGGTGCAATCGAGCAGACCGAGCTTCTTGCGCTTGCCGGTATCGCCGAAGGCGGTGAGGTCCGACGAGTTTCGGGAGAGCGTGACCGCGAAGGACTTCACCTTCATCTGGTCGTTGGTCTCCGTGCCGATCGTGACTGCGCCATCGTTTCCGATGATGTATTGACTCGTAGCCATGCTTTGATCCTTGTTCTGCGTCAGCCTTTGTAGCCGACTGCCTTGTACTTGTCTGTCATCGTCCACCCGTCATCGGAGAATGAGGGTACTCCCGAGTTGGTGCGGACGAACGTCACACGGTCGAATCCAGTCGCGGTCACCTTCGTCGCGAGAAGCGTCTCGAGCTGGCTGCTTCGCGTATGGATCGTTGTCTGGTCTCCGCTCTCGTAGAACGCAAAGGAGAAGTTCATGTCGAACTTCTGCGCTCCACCGAAGATCTTCGACACGGCGACGCTGTCAAGAGTCCAGATCAGCAGCGGAATAGCGGCATCCGCTGGACCGCTATCGGCATAGATGCGGCCTCCGAGCGCAGTCTCGAGCGTCGATCCCTTGAACCGATTCGCAAGAGCGATCATCACGTTCTGCACGCTCATTCGGAAGCCTCTCCTTCTTCGATGCCGACATCGGAGTCCGACAGCGTGAACTGATCGTAGAACGCCTTCGCGAAGATCTTCTCGACATGAGCCGACATGAACTCAAGCACCGGCGCAATGTACGGTCGCTTCGCCATCTTGCGCGTTCCATACTCGAGCATCGGCGCGTATGTGACTTTCGATCCGTAGTTCAGCACGAACTTCTTTCGTTCCTTGTCGTTGACGATCTCCGAGAATCCATATTGCCATTGTCCCATTTCAACCATGAACGAAGCGCGTAGCCTGTTCGTGTTGACCGCCGGCGGGAATCCAGGCGCGGACGCTCGGTGATATCCACCAGCTCGCAGATTGCGCGCTTGCTTGTAGCGCGGTCCAGTTCCCTTTGGGTTCAGCATCCCGCCGCGCTTGCGAGCCTTGGCCGCAGACTTGCCGGCGACAGCGTACAGGCGACCAGTACCAGGCTTGGACAGGATTCGACGCAGAGCGCGCGACATGATCAGCATCGACTGGTTCATTCCGTCGAGGATCGCCTGATCGCGACGCTTCTTGACAGTCGGAGACCACTTGAACTTGACCTTCGCCTTGAGTGGTTCAGCCATGATTCACTCCGGCAAGTTCAGTTGCGGATCGACTAGCGTGACTTCGACTACCGTCATGTTCAGCGGATGGCCGCCGATCTGCGTCTGATCGAGAAGACCTGGATTCGTCGCTCCGCTGATTCTCCATGTGCTGACGAGTCCACCGGTGTTCGTGTAGAGCTCGTCATCGATCGCGAGATCGACCAGACCTTCGGCGTATAGCGTTCCAGCCGTCCGCGAGTTCATTCGGCCTTCAAACACATCCTGCGTCTGTCCGCTCGGCTGAATCCACGCGAACACCTCGAGGACGGGAGTCCTCGTTCGCTGCACGGTTCCATCCGTGCTGACCGTCACCAGCGGACGAGCTCGGTAGTACGTCTGTCCGAACTGCTGAATGAGCGAGGCGATGCTCAACGGAATCGCCTCCATCCAGCGATCATCGACTTCAACTCATCATCGAAGTCTCCGCTCGCGCGCACGGAGTACGAGTAGCCTCCGAGCGACTCGCTCTGAAGCGTCGGATCACGCTTGCCGCTCCGATAGAAGCGAGCAGCAAGCATCAGGCAAGCCTGTTCGATGTCGTAAGGCACGGTCGCATAGCCGGCGGTGTAGTCGATCAGGATCGATCGGTACGCCTGGATGCCTGGACCGTAGAGAACTCCATTCTCTAGGTCTGCCTGGTAGTTCCCGAGCGACTGCGTCGGAGCATCGAGATACGCCGTCGCAGTCCGAAGATCGCGTCCTTCGAGCTTGCGGAGGTAGTATGACGGAACGTTGATCAGGCTCGTCGCGCTGAATCCGCTCGTCGCATTGATTCCGGTCACCAGTTCTGCGGAACTATCGTAGTTGGATGATGTGAACGCCAACTGGGTATCGAAGGCCGCTCCCGTCGATGACACGCGATAGAGCTGAAGGTGATCCGTGGATACCGACACCGACGCGAAAGCGTCAGTACCGTTGGTGGAGATCACCGACATGACGTTCGTCCATCCAGCTCCGACGAAGCGAACGATGCTCACGGGATACTGCTTGAGCGCGATCCTGTTTGCACCGAAGCAGTCGCGGATCTCGTAGTAGCGGCGAGATAGGAACTGCCGAGCGCAGTAGGACTCGATCGCTGCCGAAGCGCGGTCAATCGACCGCTCTAGGATCGTGTCGTCCGTCGCTACGCTGATCCCCATGAAGCTCTTGAGGTTCGCGAGTGTCGTTAGGCTGTATTGGTCGATCGCCAAGCTTCGGCTCCTTCTTCTGCTTCATCGGCTTCTTCGGCGCATCCGTGGACTGCACGAACAGCGGAGCGGCTGCGACGATGCGCTCGAGATGACCGCTCTTCACATACATCGCGGCGAGATCTGGATCGAGGTTGATCCGCGCACCAGGCCGAAGATCCCTGCGTCCGACCTTCGGATCGTAGATGGACAGCGGCTTGAGGACGATCAGTAGGTCATGCATTCGACCGGCCTCCCGTCATCGTGGAACTTGCCAAGGTACTGATGAACGAGAGTGAAATCGTCCTTCGGCCAGGTGATGACGCATTGGAGGTGACCGATGCGGACTTTCGGAGTGGCGCAAACGCGCTTTCCGGCATCGCGCATCTTGTGCCAGAAGTAGATGTCATCGTCAGTCCTGCGCTCGTCCCAGCGACCGAGTTCGTTCGGAACTCCGAGGAACCAAGGATGCGGGAAGTCCTTCAGCGCATCCACGCGAATCAGCGTGAGTCCGAAGTGACCGTTCTTGATGTCAATCGCGTCGCGGTAGAAGAACTCGACCGGCGCAGACTGGATCGTCTTCCCGTTCTCATCGACCATGTTCAGCAGCATCTCCGAGCGATCGCGACCGATCTGCATCGGACAGAGCGCATCGATGTCGGGATTGTCCTCCATGATCTGCCAGAGACGGATCACATCGCGCGCGTCGAAGATCGAGTCGTAGTCGATGGTCAGGATGTACTTGCAGGAACCCTTCTCAACAAGCGTGGACATCATGCGCTCGAGGCTCTGCGACCAGAATACACCAGTCGATTTGGTGAACTGCATCTGGAGCTGGGATGCGACCTCGAGCGTCTTCGCAAAAGTCTCAGTCCATGAGATGCGCGGGAGAGACATGATCGCGTGAACGTCGGTGAACGGAATCGAAGGCATGGCGCGACGCTTCTTGCGCGCTGTCACGCCGATGAGGTGCTGTTCAGGCTTCCATGAAAGCGAACCATCCGCAGCAGAGATGATCTCAAAGCCGGCGTGATTGACCAGCTCGCAGATCTTCGTTCTGTTGTAGATCGAAGCGTTGAGAACGCCAGTACCGCAGAGCGTTGCCTCTGGATCTCCGCTGCCGCTCTTGTACGCATCGCAGACATAGTCGAAGTCCGTGACGATCAGTCGAACAGATCCGAACGGCTTCAGTACGCGCTCGACGTTCTTGAGAACGTCAAGAGCCTTTTCCGCTGGGATCAAATCCATGATCTGTCCCATATCAACGCTGTCGAACGACCGATCCGAGACTCCGACGAACGCGCAATCCGATACCGACTGAACGCTGAAATGCGACGCCGCGCTCTGCTTGGTTTCTTCTTCGCTCATGTGCTGTCTCCTTGCGCGGATCATAGCACCAAAGAAAATGGCGCAAGGCATTTCTGCCTCGCGCCACGGGAGTAAAGAAGTCCCTTCGGATCAGAGACCGATAGCGTTCGCTGCACCGGCTTCAGTCGCGGTTCCAACTCCGTCGCCGGGATTGGAGAGCTCGCAGAGAAGTCGAATGTTGTTCGGACCCACTCCAGTAGTGACGGTGATCACCGGCTTGATGTACCGCTTGCGACCGCGAAGATCGACGGCGAAGATGAGCTTCGCGGTATCCGTCGAGTTCGTCGCCGTGTTTGCGGTCCAATCGGTTCCCTGCACGAACGGAGAGATCGGACTGGTTCCGAAAGCCGAAGTGGTATCGCCATCCACGATGTAGCAGCCGGAAGTACCGGAAGCCGTAGGAAGAGCCTCGGTGGAAGCCGAGAGAGCGATGATCTTGGCGAAGCTGAATCCAGCCGTGTCGAACGATGCCGAGAAGGTGGATGCAGTCGTTGTAGTGGTGACGTTCAGACCGATGATCGTCTTGGTGTTTTGACGCATGGTGTAGGTTCCTTTCTATCAGAGGGTGAACTTGACCATCGCGCCGGTCGCGGTCGAGCCGCCGACGTTCGCGCAGACGATGTCGAAACGCTCGGAACCACGGATGGCTCGCTCGTCCTGCTCGAAGGTGTTGAGCGCGCCTTCGTTGAACGCGATGCTGGTCGAGCGACGATCACCCATGAAGCAAGCCTGGGAGAGATCGCCGATGTACGCGAGGACATCGCCGTCCGTACCGGTGGTCGCGGTGATCGCCGGCATCGCCTGAGCGAACTCGACTGGAACACCAAAGTACTTCGCGGAGATCCCGTTCGCCATCTCGTTCGCAGTCACGCCGCCAGCGGCCATCGCGAGACGCTCAAAGATGTTGTGGTAGACCGACTTGTGGCAGTAGATCTTGACGTTGTTGCGCTGCCAAGCCCAGTTCGGAAGCTTGGCAAGAGCAGCGCTGATCTCGTCCTTGGTCACCGAAGCGTAGGTGGTGGTTGCCGAAGTCGCGACCTGATAGGTCGTGTTCGTCAGCGCGCCAGCGAGACCGACGATGCC